CTTATTTTCCTAGAAACACGATGCGCGGATATGGGCATCGTCATACCAGAGCCGGTATATGAGTCTGCGTAAAGAGGCCAAGGGGCGAAACTGCATGGTGCGCTTACCCGGCATCTGCAATTTCAATAACGAGACGACTGTGTTGGCGCACTTGCGAATGTCAGGCATCAGCGGCATGGGCTTGAAGGCTGATGATGCGTTAGGCGCGTGGGCGTGTAGCGCGTGCCACTCAACTATCGACGGCCATACCAAGACCGATATGACCCGCGAGGAATTGCGCCTAGCCCACCTTGAGGGCATGGCACGCACCATAGCCGTGTTGCGTAAAGAGGGGCTGCTGTGAAGTTCCTGCACGATACGCCTTACGTTAGCGCGTTCGTTCGTGCGGAGTTCCTGCACAACCATGAGGCGGGGGCGGGTAAGTTTTACGAGGCCACGGTCTTTGGCTTTCGCGCCGAACCTGCGCGAGTGCCATGCTTCCAAGTGATGTTGGCAGCGGGCGCGCAATGGGCAAGAGTGCCGATCCATGCGCTTTGCTCTAAAGCGTGCGCCCCTTTATCTGTAGAACTTTCATGCTGGTGGGATTGCTATGGCTACAACGCACAGGTACATGAGTTTGCGTTTCTTAAAAACCACCGTGTTGAGGCGCTGGGCCGTGATAAGACGGTCAGAAAAGGGCGCTACCTCTTTACGATTGATTGGGTCAAAGACGGGTGGAGTGAAACGCCCGACCAGCACAAAAACCATCATGTAATCGCGCTAGACGATGGGCCTTGGATTGCCTATCCCAACAACCGACTCCTATGGACTGATCCGAGTTGGATCAAGCCCGAGTTGGAGGCATGGAAGTCACCAACGGAGTCCTACACAGCGGAGTGACTATGACTTGGTTCAAACGATGGTTGCGACGTAACAGAAAGTTAAGACATTACCTGTGGGCGCACGTTTCCAATCCGAATTGGGCGAGCAAGCGTGGATGGAGGGATTACTGGTGATCGACAACACATCGCCGCCCGGAGCATGGGCAAACGAGATGCGCGCAGCCCCTTGGGGTTACGGTCAGCGCAAGATTAACCGCATAGAGGACGTGATCCGCACGATGCGTCAGGCGGGCCTGTGGGCAGAGGCTAACTTTGTGCTGCTGGAACTCGCCAAGGCGCGAACTGGAGAAAATACCGCCCCTGACAGCGCACCACACCCTGAAGAAGCCCGTTGACGCTATCGTGCGCGCAGCCCCAGCCCTGACCGTTCCAAGGGCAGCAGAACACGCAGCGCACGCAAGGGTCAGGTCTTTCGTCGCAGGAAACGGAGGTAGTCGGCTCCATTCTCGGGTTCCCAAAAGACCTTGATAAGATCGGGGTGAGAGGGCGGTAGTTCGGGGTCAATCGTGACCAAGGCACAGGGCGACAGGGCATTGTCCCTGAAGCCCTTATCCTTGGCGAAACGGTCAAAAACCTTAAAACTTGCCACTTTAAGAGCGTGCATTGTAATACCGCTAATGGGGTCTTTAAGGACGCTGTAGGCGCTTTCGTGCTTATGCCCTGCGACGTAGATATGATCGCGCGTGCCTAGCATAGCTGCCTTCATAGGCCCGTGGGCGGGGTTCCAAATGCTTGACCCGGCGTGATCGTGGCGGGAGTTGACCCTGACCTCGGCACCGTTAGGGAACTTTAGACTGATTCTAGCCTCTGATGACTTGTAGAGCGCGCCCTGTTGTTTAGCGATCCAACGCAAGGGGTCGCCCGCCCCGCTCCACAGATCGTGGTTTCCGGCAAGGAGCCACAGCCAATCGCAGCGCCCGATGAACCACTCCGCGAGCCGCCATGCCTGTGAGGCCGAGGTACTCTGATCGGCGTATAGCCTCGCTAGGCGGCCCACCCAGTTGTTCGTGGTATCGCCTACGTTGACCGCGAATAGCCCCTCTGTGGCCCTCACAAGGTCCGTATGACGCTCTAGCGCCTCTATATCGGTGCCGTCGTCGTCCACATGGGGGTCGCCAAAAAACAGTATCCCAATCGGCCCCGGTATCTTGATCCGAATTGGAATGAGTTTAGATGCCTCCTCATGTTCGCGCTTATGGGCGAACTGCCGTTTGCGGTGCTTAATCAGTTCCTCAATCGGAACGTCATCGTCGGGGAGCGGGGTAAAGGTAAACGTCGGGGCAACCTTTACCCCAAATCGCTCCTTGGACTGCTTGCCGGGGTCGTAGGTGGATTCGGGGATCGTGTACCCCTCGGCGCGCAAGGTTTCTATACGGTTCAACAACGCTCGGGAGGACATCCCAAGCATCGTCGCCGCCTTGGTTCGGATACCGTTAGACGCTTCTAACGCGCTTACGATTTGTTCGGACGTTGCCTTTTTTTGCATGATTCACTACACGCACGCCAAGTTCCTTGCGGCGAAACGCGGTTGCCTCATCGTCACGTTCGGCCTTCCACTCCAGATGGCCGTCTACCAACCGATACATTTCTTTGTGAACCAACGCACAGTCGCAGCACTCGGTATGGGTATAGCCCTTAATACGATACCAAGTACCGTCCGTAATCTGGACGGCTTTGTATTTCTTAGCCATTAGACCCCCGACAAGTACAACGCACGCTCGTCGTTACGTCTTTTTACCAAACCTGCAAGGACTTTACCACCTGCCTTAGTCCACTTCAAAAACTCATCGGCGGCTTCAAGGTATTCGCCTCGGTTGGTCTTCATCCGCAGCCCAGAGCGTTGTAGGTTGCCAAGGCCCACGTTGAACGAGAACGACACTAAAGCGTCAAACACGCCTTGGCTATTAACAGCAGCAGGGCAAAGTCGGGCCACGCCGCGCTCAAAGCGGTCAAGGTCTTGAGCAAGTAAAGCATCCACTTGGAGGCGAGTGAGGATGCGATCCCAGCCATCGGGTATCGGTAGATTACGCCGTTCTTCAAATGGCACCTTGATGTGGTTTGGGTCAATCACATGGCCCACGCCGACAGTCCACAAAAGCGCAGGGCATTGATACGGCTTCACCCGTACGCCTTCGTGGCGCTTGATCATCTTGATGGCGGCGGGGGAGGCTTTCACCGCTTTCGCCTGCGATTTTTGGCTGTCACAACTGTGAACGTCAGGGCAATGATGGACAGGCAGATATTAAGCGCCGTCTCACCTACTACCCCCAAATTAGCGTAAGACAGCGGAAATTCATTTCCAAAAGCGTATCCAAGAAGGATCGTAATTGCGGTCAGCAAGCAGGACAGTCCAGCGTACCAAAGCGGTGTGATGTGCCACTTTGGTAATTTGGTGCTATGCAGAACAACATATAACGCACCCGTGAATATGCATAGGTGGCACAGCAAATTCAAAAACAATGCGTACTCATTGATCGTGTGAGTCATTTGCGTTTGCCTTTTGCCTTGTTGACCAAGGTTACGATGTCTGATTTTTCGTTTTGCTTAAAAAAGTTTGCAACAGCCCCCAAGAGACTGTAAGCAACGAACCCGACTATCCCTCCGCCCATCAGTTGCATTTCCCAATCAACTTCAAGCCCAACAACCCGCAAAACGGGATCTGCAAATATGATGGCGCTGCCAGTACTCATCGCGCCACGCATAAATGCCTCCGAGATACTTCGTGGCTTAATAAACGACATCATGCCTGCGCCGCCAAAAAACCCGCCTATTGCGCTGGCAATCTTGGTAACAAGATATTGAGATGGGTCGCTCATTTCTTATTAAAAGCCTGAGTTCCAAACCAGAAAGCAATGATGGACGACAGAATCAGCATCTCGTCATCGGAGAACACATTCTCCATCGCAACCGCAAACGGAGCGCCTTGGCTCCATGCGTAGTACAGGCCGGTTAAGTTCAGCGCGACAAGTTCCAACACAAAGATGTAGGTCACAACAGGGCGCACCGATGCGCGTAGGTTAATCACCCAGCGCGATGCCCCCTCACCGATCTTCATGTCATGGGCGTATAGCGACTGACGCTCCTCTCCCGCCGTCTGCACCTGAATCTGATCTAGTTTGATTTCCTCTACTTTGGCCTGTGCGATAAAGCCACGTTCGGCGAGGGCGAGTTCACGCTCTTTCTGCGCGGCGACAAGGGCCAACTCATGTTTCTTGTCCTGCCTGTCTTGAAAGATCGTCAGGATTTTGGGCAGTCCACCCGCAAGGAAGGATAGGAACGTGCTAACTAACGTCATCATTTTTTAGCCCTCACTACGTCATAGCCTTTAGTGACCGTGACATGATCGCCCTCTACGGACGAGGATTGTGCCTCAAGCCGCTGTAGTTCGGCCTGTATCTGCACTTTGAGTAAATGAAGATCGGTCTGCTCAGTCATTTTTGCAACGTCTCTAAAAGCAATACGCCCATGCCGCCTAACGCTCCAATAAGAATCACAATGATCGCCCCACCGACCTTCAGCACCAGTTGTTCAAGGCGCTTGAGTCTCGCGTGAATAGCCTCATAACGAACGGCACATACGTCAATGTGAGAGGTGACTGTCACCTCTAGTTCCTGCACCGTAGTCATTGTTATGCCCACGGCAACGGCGGCGAGACAATCGGCGGGTTGATCTGATTCTGAATCTGCTGCTCAACCGCAGCCTCAGTCGCGTCCTTATCCACGCCGTTTGCCCAGCACCAACCAAGGACTTGATCCTGCGTCAGATCGGCATACGGGGTAAAGGATGAACCTTGCACCACGGCAAAACCGCAAGTGCTGTAAACGCTGCCGCTATAATTGCCGTCTACGCCGTTGCATTGCCAATGGGCAGTCACAACATAATCAGCGCCTTCAGAAGTCTGTGGAACGCAGTCTAACTGCGAAATGTTCCAAGTAATCGTTGTCATTGCTTTGTCTCCTCTGGCGGCATCTGCGCCTCCACCTGCGCCTTTAGTTTCTGCCACAACGGGTGTGCGCCCTGCGAGGTCGGGAGTGAGCCAAGAAGGTTCACCACTGCCACAGCCTCCTCTAACGTCATCTCAAGTTTGGCTTCCACGTTAGGCTCCTTCAAGAGCGGCGACACGCGCACGCAGCGATTGAATTTCCTTCACCAGCATCGGGACGAGTTTGCTGTAGTCCACGCCCCAAGTCTTTTCAATTTCTTCGCCATCGTCTCCTGGCGTAACTGCCTCTGGCGCAATTGCATAGAGTTCTTGCGCGACAAAGCCATACTTAACGTGCGGATTTTCAACCTTCCAATCAAACTGACGAACTTTTAGCGCATCAATATCCGCTCCAGAGTCTTCCGCATCAACAATGTTTTTCTTTAGGCGAATGTCGGATGAAGTGTTGAAGGCTGTTGTTGTGCCTGTACTAGTAATGCTGCCTGTATTTGTGGTCGTATAATAAAAATCTATATAAGTAGCACCTGATGGCGAGGTACTTGAAGTATTTTTAATCGCCATTCCTTGACTTGTTGTTCTATCAAAAGAAACATTAACTTTTTCAGCACCCACTAAACTCGTTGCGTTTACAAGCAGGCTACCCCCGCTCGTGATGCGCGCG